AGCCGCTTTTCTTGTAGCTCTTACAGTATTGTTTGTCTCTTCAGTATTGCCTGCCGTTTCATAAGTTGCTAGTTGATCGTCAGTTGGTTTATCTAAACCACTTACGCTCCAGCTTTTTATGTACGGGCCTTTACCGTCAGAGTCATCCTGTAAAGTTACATTGCCTCCTGAACCGAAATCAGCCGTTTTGCTGTTCGCAGTACAATAGAGTGCTACTTTAGTTGATAGACTTGCCATATAGACCTCCTTTTAAAATTGTTATCATGTTGTTACTTTGAATGCTCCAAAAAATGTTGGTTTACCAGAATTCCCTTGAACAGTTGGATTGCCGCTTGATAAATTAGTTCTAGTATAAAGTTGAACATAATCACTACTTCCATTCATATCTATAACTGCACCTCCATTTAACTGTGAGCCATAAATATAATTACTTTCAAAATCCCAATAAGAAAACTGAACATGATTAGAGCCATTTTTATAAAAAGATGCTTGTGAATACTGTATAGTTGTTGTTCCACCAAAAACATTTATTCCCGCAAAGAAAAAATATTTACCTGCTGTTTGAGGTTTAAACCAACATTCTGCATTATCATAAGCTCCTGCAGTATCATAAAGTTCGTTTTCAGTATTCACTCTTGTCCAAGTGTTGTCAGACAATCCTTGATTTGAATTTCTCCAAGCAAAAAATGCTGGAGTATTTGCTTCACCAAATCCTGTCGCTGTTCCATTATTTGTAATTGTAGCCCCTGACGGAATCGTGATTGTGTCCCCTGAACTACCAAGCTCTAAAGCTGTTCCTGATTGTGGATCTAATTTGTCTACGAATAAAGTTCCCATTATATTACCGTTAATGTTCCTGCTACTGTCACTGTTCCAGTGTAATTAACTGGTCCAGCCACAAAAGCATTTTGTGTTGCTGTTATTGTTACGTCCGAAGTAATTGTTGCTAAGTTTAAATACATACCGTTAAAGCTTGGGTTAATTGCAGTATGGTCAACGCTACCAGTAGCTGGTGTTTGATAACCAATTGCTGCGCCTAAGAATACCACATATGCTGCATCAGATCCAGCTAAAGTACTAGATCCAGTAGATAATGATGTGCCACTTGCAGAATAATCTACATCTGGTTTTTGTACAACATTGTTAACTACGAATCTTACAGAAGAAGAATCAGAAACTGCTTGGTTTAAAGTAAAGCTTTGAGCAGAACCGTCACCAGTGATGGTCTGAGTTGCCATTGCTTTATATACATCAGAACTACTTGGACCTATATACGCCATGCCTCTCCTACGTGCTTATACTATCTATATACGATACCCAAACATTTAAACTATTCGCTGTATCAGATTTTGCCTTCAAAACGTCAGTGCTTTGAACGACAATTTTTGCACCACCATCAATTAATTCTATACTAGAACCTTGAGGGATGCTTACTCCTTTTACAATGTAAGAATCAGCTGATCCACCACTAGCTGTGCTAGTGATATAGACATCTGCTTGAATTGTTTGTGTTACTATATTTGTTAATCTTATTCCTATTATAGCGTCGTCTGAATTCGCAGTTATTATAGTACGTGCAGTTGTACCAATAGCTACGTCTCCTGATCCATCCGCTGCAACAGCTCTTTCAAAATCTTGTGCCATAAATTATCCTTGTATCATAGGGCGACGGCCATTGCAATTACAAATCCAGCAGACGCTCCTGCTGTTGGTTTGTCTACAAATGTCAATGCTCCAGACCCATCTGTTTCTAAAATTTGATTAGCGTTACCATCAGTTGTAGGAAACGCATATTCCCCATTAATGTTAACAGTTCCTGCGGTTTGTATACCAGTATTAGTTGTAGAAAGTTTACCACTACCACTGTAAGCCAAAGTTGCATTACCTCCATTACTAAAAGAAGCTAAAAGATCGTTTCCTCTACTTTGTAAGAAAATAGTGTCAGATTTCAATCTTAAACTATGACTTACGTTTGGTGTTTTTATAATATTTTCAGTTCCGCCGGTTGAAGTGTCGTGATATATCTCTAAATCTGTTCCAGCTCCAAAAACAATTTTTTCATCATCAGCAAAATTAGTATTATCACTTGCGTCTTTAAATACAGCTTTGCCTGCAGGATATGTACAAAATACATCTTTTGTTCCAGCAGTAAAATTAACTGCAGAATCACTATTAGAACTAGATAAAACTGTTGTACGCGCTAAAGTGTCTGGTGTTGCGTCTGTAATAGTTCCTAGTCCTACTTCCCATTCATTTGCACTTTGATGTGCAATAGCGTAGTAGGTAGTATTGGAATTACCTATTGCAGATACAAAACCTTCAAACCCTGAAACAGCGCCTGCTAAGTTTATAGTGCCTGTGCCTGTACTTGTTGACGTCTCTTTAACGCGATCGTTTAATACTAATGCCATGTTACTCCTATGCTAATCTTAAGATAGCATTAGATGCGTCAGCTGTTGGGAATTGAATTGTAAAAGTTCCACTTGTACAAGTTTTGTCCCCACCGAAATTCAACACACATACAGATTTATTACTCTCTGAACTGTTATAGATCAAAGCGCCGTAAGCTGTAATAGTTGCTGAAGTCCAAGACGTATCTGCGAAATCACATACCGCAGTTGTTCCATCTGCTACTGGTGTAACACTTGTTAGAGTATTTCCACCTGCTGAATATCCAGTTCCGGTTACTTCGTTAGTTGCTGTACCATCACCGTAAGTAGCTGTTGATGCAGCTAAAGCAGATGAGTTTGTGTACAAACCAATTTTAAAAGTGTCACCACTGGAAGCAGTGAAGTTGTGCGTTCCTTGTAACACCTGAGTTTTAAAACTCGTTGTTACAGTTGATGCTGATATTGCCATTTTATTGTCCTCCTTCTATAGGCCCTGATGGACCTGGTTTACTATAGCCTGGTAAGAATGATGGACGTGGCATTCTAATAACCCCACTTTGATGTTCATCACGTCTTCCGCGACCCATTTGTTGCGCAGCGACTTCTTGTAAAGCCATTTCATACGATTGAGTGTAAATTTGCAGCATTTCTGCTGAACCTTTCAAATATTTGAAAGCTTCGACAAGGCAACCATACAACATAAGTGCAGGTGCGTTATCACCAAGCCAGGTATTACTATTTGTAGAAGTTAATCTATCAGGTAATTTAATTAACCCTACTTCTACATAATTAGCAGCAGCTGGCGTTGGAACTACATATATAGTATTATAATCCCATTGTGAATAATATTTTGGTGTTCCTGTAGAATCTCTATCTGGCCAATATTCGTTCATAAATGTCACATCTCTTTGTTCTAAATATGTTCTATCGCCAGTGCCAGAAGCTGGATAAATCATAACACTTCTTATAACAGAAAACTGAGTAGGAATTGTTTCATCCCCACCAGGTAAAGTTATAAAACCATTTCCTGCTGTAAAGTTAGAATATTGATAAGATCTAAAAACAGGTAAATCTAAATCTCTTAATATTTTATTTTCGGTATGTTCTATAAAATCATTAACAATAGTATCGGTTAAAACATCACTAGATGTTTCAGTGTAATCTCTTATTTGTTGTACTAATTCAGTATAAGTTGTCATGCTGATAATGTAACTGGCCCTGCAAATGCCTGTCCTCCTCCACCTACAATTGTTGGATCAGCATGAGCTAATCCAGTAGGAATACTATAAAAATTTTCATCTATTACAGTTATGGTAAAACCAATAGCTCGATTTAAATCAACGGCAAATATTTGATCTTCCACATCTCTAAATCTAACCGTATCTCCTGTTGATCTATTATTTCCCGGTTCATAAACTTTTATGTAACCTACACCTGGTTCATGTCTAAAAGCATTAAGTGGTAACAAGTTAGTTGTTGCCGGAGCTATTCTTGCTGGACGTGGATGTTCTAACGCTTGGGGATCTGGAGAATGTTCATGAGGCATCAATTGAGGTGCCTTAGGTTCATACTCACTTGTATGTACCCGCATACCATTCCATTCTTCTACCATTTCATTGTAGGGGAATTGTAATCCACTACGATCTGAAATAGCTATTGCATATTTTCCTTTAGCGTAAGCCATCTATTATACTACCATTTACTATCGTTCGGTCCAACCCAATGATATTTACCACCTTTTTTGGCAGCACCCATTCCTTGAGCCGTTCCACTAATAGTTCCCTTAGCAATTTTAATCTCTTGTCCACCTAGTTCTCTATTAGTTCCTGTTGGTGCATTTCCTTTATCAGTTGCTGCTCCAACATTTTTAATAATGGAAGGTGTACTTATTTGACCTCTACCATAATGACCTATTTTTTTAGTAGATGCATCACGAGTATTAGTTGTTTGTTTATTCCATTGTGGGTTACTCATTAGTCCTCCTTTTTACATTCACAGTTTCCACAAGTACATTGTCCGCCACAGCATGATGCGCCGTTGCTACAATGACATTCATGGTCACAATGTTTACATATTGGCATATTTACCTCCTATGGTATATACGCTTGCGCCGGTTTAACTCTAAACGAGACTCTTTCTCGGTTAGCATCAGCGGTTCTGTCAAATTCTTCATCGTATACCGCTTTTAGCCCTGGTGTTAACATCGGGGCTCTTTTTAAAGAAATATAATAAGCTAATCCTGAAACTAAACAAGGAAGAAAATAGAAAGGTACATCTGCATTATTTGAATATGCCCCTGCATCCATTATTCTATTTATGTAAAAATATTTCATTATGTAAGCTTTATCCGGATTTGGATAAACAAATAATGTCATATCATGTTCTGGTCTACCAGAATTACTTCCACTAGCTGTGGTTACTTGACCATTAATTAAACAATATTGTGTAGGTCTAGCATCACCTGTATCAGTTTCTCTCTTTCTACTTAAATTCATATATTCTGTTCTGGAAATTTTAGTGATTGCTACGTCTGTAGTATTTTGATTACCATCTAAATTTGCAGTTGCATTAGCTGTTGTTGTTATTGTTGCGTCAATAATATCTACAACTTTTTGATCAATAGAATAATAATTAGTTCCTGCTACCATAGAAGTAGTTGCATAATCAATGGTCCATAAATTTAAACCACGATTAGCCCAATCAGAAAACATTAGATTTAATGATCTTCTAGCAGTTTTTAAATCATAACCACTTCTTACTTCAAGACCACATCTTTCAAATGCTTCTTCTAT